GTGGATACTTGCCTAGACGATCTGAAATAGATTTCAGTTCCTTGCTTAGCTTGTATCCGGCTCTACATTCTGTAGGTTTGCCTTCAAGACCGATCTTCCTAGCAATCCTAACAAAGTTACCCTTGTGTCCGGACTCGTTCCTGTCAATTACATGTACAAGTTCGTGTGTAAGGATATCAAGTGCTGTCAGACCATCTTCGATGGATGGATTGATAAACACCTCGAATGTTTGGTCGTTAGAGACACTTGCATTTATGCAAACACCCATAACTTTGCCACCTCTATGTCTAGGCGGATAACCACATGCCACCCTGTACTTAGGTGTGTTGTCGGCTTCGTCCTTGAAGATGTCAGATAAAATCTGATCAGCACCCTCAGTCAGCCATGTCTCTCTTTCAGAGAACTTTGGTTTTTCGTTCATAACGTACTCCAATATTTTGTTGGTGGTTGTTTAAACCCCTTCACTAAGGTTCAGGGGTTTTAAACTACCTGTTTTGGTTAATCGTCAATAGAATCTACGATTGAGTCTATTGAATCCATCGCTTCGTTAAGCAATTTTATTGCCATGTCTATGCACTCGTTAGTGCTTTCAGCACAATCGCCATAGTCTAAGACTTCGTGAGTCCAAACACCTATTTCTACTGTATCTGTGTCTGTGCCTAAACGACCATCTTCTAAATGCTTTACTGCATCTACGATGTTTTGTGTTAAGTTTTCGATTTCACTCGTTTCCATGTTTACTCCCTAGCCTTTGGCTATTTCTTCGTTCCATTTTTGGAAAATTTTATTTTGTTCCAGTACACAAAACCCTACTTGGAACAAGTCAACGTATCCATCCATTGAATCACCTGATGCTTCGCACCATTCAACCAATTCTTCGTGATCCATCCATCTGAAAAGAAACCAGTATTCATCGGCTTCACGTGTGTAATCACAGTCGTCAAAGCGTAGCTTCGGATAGTGCCTAACCATCATCAAACGTACAATCATACGCTTGATCGGTTCAAGTGATTCCCTAGTGGGAAAGTTAATGCTAAGCCAGTCAAGCAAAGCTTCGGTTGGTATTTTGAGTTTCATATTTCACTCCGGTTTGATTTTGTTGTAGTTGTTCGAGAGGCTGTTTAAAATCCCCTTCACTAACGTAAAGGGGTTTAAACATGCCTCTCTAACACCATTGTAGTTTAGATGCATTATAATATATGTCAACATATATTCTAATAAGGGGTTGCGCAAGGTAGCTTTTGGATACACTATTTGGTATGCTTTTGCCTATGGCAAAAAATACCCATAATAAGAGTCTCAAGCATACAAGTACACACAGTAAGGATCGTACCGAACTGTCCGTAAAACAACGCTTGTTCTGTAAGTACAAGTCTACAGGGATGTCTAACAGGGAGGCTTGTGAATTGGCAGGATACAAGACAGGAATTCAAGCGAGTAAACAGGGTTCATCGTTGATGAAAAAACAAGAAATTAAGGACGAGATCGCAAGACTTCTTGCAGAGCAAGACACTCGTTCCCTTGTTGATAGAGAGTCGCACCTCATAGAACTAGCGAAGCTACGAGACAAGGCAGTAGAAAGCGGTCAGATGGGTTCTGCTGTATCAGCAGAGCATTACAGAGGGAAAGTTGCCAATCTGTACAAGGATAGAATAGAAGTAGAGGAAACCTCTAGTGAGAGTTCTACGGAAATCATGGACAGAATCAAAGGTCTGTTAGGCAATGTTATCGAAGATAAGGACGATATTATCCATTAGGCAGTTTAAACGCTGTTCAAATTCGTATATGAAAGCCATAATCAAAATGCGATTATGGCTATGCCCACTAATTTTGCACCCCCACCCCCCCTACACGCACATAACATCCACACGCCACGCATATACATAGTGTTTTAAATATTTACTCACCATATTTTAGCTTTTTTTTAACATAGTGGTTTACATTACCCCCTACCCCCTGTTTTTGTGTCTAGGGGAGGTAAGGAATCCTATAGGGATATATATGTGTATGTGTCTTTTTTAGGCACCTGCCGGTGCTGTCTATATGCTAATTGCCACCTTCGGATGCAGATGAGCCGATCTGCGCATATTAGACCGGCTCAAAAAAGGGTGAGGACTGGATTGTAGGATTTGTAATAAGACAGCCCGATATTAGAGATACCCTTGCAACGCATTATATTGTGTTTTAACATGGTTGACAATACTATATGTAGCTATGAAAGTTGATACTCAACAAATAGATCAAGTTATGTCTTTAATGACTCCTGAACGTTTATCACGTTTAAACGCAGTACAGAGAAGGGAATTAGACCAATTAATTAAACATTTGGAGACTTCTGTTGTACGTGAAAAAGGTCAAGAAAACTTTTTAGATTTCTGCGGTTCTGTATGGTCTGAGTTCATTTGTGGCGCACATCACAAGAAAATGGCTGAAGCTTTTGAACGTGTTGCTCAAGGTAAATGCAATCGTTTAATGATTAATATGCCACCTCGTTTTGGTAAATCACAATTAACATCTTGGTTACTTCCTGCTTGGATAGTCGGTAATGCACCTGATAAAAAAATTATTATGGCATCGCATACTGCAGAACTTTCATTAAGGTTTGGTCGTATGGTAAGAAACTTAATTGATAGTGAAGAATATCAAACAATATTTCCAGATGTGGGTTTAAATCTCGACAGTAAAGCTGCTGGTCGTTTTGACGTTTCGGGTGGCGGTGAATACTTTTCAATTGGTGTAGGCGGTGCGGTGACTGGTCGTGGTGCAGATTTGTTAATTATTGATGATCCTCATTCAGAACAACAAGGTCAGTCTGCTGATCCTAAAATATTTGAAAGCACTTATGATTGGTATTTAAGTGGTCCTAGACAGCGTTTACAACCCGGTGGTGCGATTATTATTGTAATGACTAGGTGGGGTAAGAAAGACCTATGTGGATCAATCTTACACGACAGTATTACTAGGGATGGTAGTGATCAATGGGAAGTGATTGAATTGCCAGCTATTTTACCTTCTGGCAGAAGTTTATGGGAAGAATATTGGAAAGTTGAAGAATTAGAAAAGATTAGAGCAACATTGCCTGTACCGCATTGGGAAGCGCAATATCAACAAAATCCAACATCAGAAGAAGGCGCATTGGTAAAAAGAGAATGGTGGAAAACTTGGGAGAAAAAAGACCCACCACCATGTCAGTTTATTATTCAATCTTGGGATACAGCATTTCTAAAAACACAACGTGCTGACTTTTCAGCGTGTACTACATGGGGTGTTTTCTATCAAGAGAATGATGATGGATATATGGCTCCTAATATTATTCTTTTAGATGCTTTTCAAGAAAGATTGGAATTTCCTGAATTGAAACGTAGGGCATATGATGAGTATCAATCTTGGATTCCAGATGCATTTATTGTTGAGGCAAAAGCAGCAGGATCGCCTTTAATATTTGAATTACGAAGAATGGGCATTCCTGTTCAAGAATTTACACCATCAAGAGGAAATGATAAGGTAGCACGTGTAAACGCTGTTGCAGATTTATTTGCATCAGGTACAGTATGGTGTCCTGCTAAAAGATGGGCTGAAGAAGTAATAGAACAGTTTGCTTCATTTCCAGTAGGAGACCACGATGACTTAGTTGACTCGTCAACACAAGCTTTACTAAGGTATAGACAAGGTGGATTTATTTCTTTGTCGCATGATGAACCTGAAGAAGAACTTGTTGAAAGGTTTGCTGATTACTATTAATTTGTTTAAAATTTAACTAATGGCAGAAAATGCAGATATAACAATCGTCAATCCTGAAGCAGTTGCTATTGAAACTGATGATGGTGGAATGATTATCGACTTTGATCCTAATGCAGATACACAAGTTGAGTTCAATGCAAATCTTTCAGAATTCATTGATGAACGTGATTTACAAAATTTAGCCAATGAATTGATCTCTGCATTTGAATCAGATAAAGATTCAAGAGCAGATTGGGAAAGAACTTATATTGAAGGACTTGACAATCTAGGATTAAAGATTGAAGAAAGATCAGAACCTTGGGCTGGAGCCTGTGGTGTTTATCACCCTATGCTTTCAGAAGCAGTTGTTAGATTCCAATCACAAGCTGTAGGTGAGATATTGCCTGCAAGCGGTCCAGTTAGAACGAATATAGTTGGCAAACTAACAGAAGAAAAAGAAAAACAGTCAAGACGTGTACAAGATTACATGAATTATCTTTTAACTGAACAAATGACTGAATATCGTAATGAAGTTGAAAGAATGTTATTCAGTTTGCCATTAGCCGGTTCTGCATTTAAAAAGATTTATTGGGATGTAAACATGCAAAGACCTTGTTCTATGTTTATTCCTGCAGAAGATTTTGTTGTTAGTTATGGCGCATCTGATTTAGCTACTGCTGTACGTGCAACACATGTTATGCGTATGACTTTAAATGATATTTTAAAACTTCAATACGCTGATTTTTATAGAAATGTAGATTTACCTCAATCTGGTGATTATTCAGATAAAATAAAAGATAAGTATGGGGAGTTAACTGGTGATTCACCTAACTATGAGTATGAAATGAATACTTATAGTAAAGATGGAATGCACACTTTACTTGAAATGCATGTAGATTTAGACCTAGAAGGGTTTGAAGATGTTGTAAATGGAGAAAAAACAGGCATTGCATTGCCTTACGTTGTTACTATTGATAAAGGTTCAAGCACTATTTTGTCAATAAGACGCAATTATATGGAAGGTGATCCACAGAAAATGCGTAGACAGCACTTTGTTCATTACCAATACATGCCCGGATTAGGCTTTTATGGCTTTGGTTTGATACATATGGTGGGTGGACTAGCTAAATCTGCCACTTCTTTGCTTAGACAACTGGTTGATGCAGGTACTTTATCTAACTTGCCGGGTGGTTTAAAGACCAGAGGGCTTAGAATCAAAGGCGATGACAGCCCAATATATCCCGGTGAGTTCAGGGATGTTGATGTTCC